CAGGCCATTCTCAAAGTTATATATCCCGATACGAATACTTGAAGATGCCGCAGCCGTGAGGATATTGCATCCGATTCGCTCGAACGTGGTTGTCTTGCCAACCATAAAGGGCCGCGCATAAAGACGGTCTGCCACAAGAGCATTACCAGTATTGTTATTTGTAAAATATGGCCATCCATAGTAATAGCGAGTGCCGACGAAATAGCCCCCGTTAGGCATTCCATCGCCACCGCTCGAGAGAGATTCAAATTTGTCACGAACCGCGTCCTTTGTTGGGACGGAAAGATCGCCGTTCCATCCGGTCGCATCATAGGCCTCGGTGGCGACAAAGACGTCGGTGCCGACGTAAACGTTCCGTGGGCGCTTCGCTCCGCTTTCCCCTATATCGTATGAATTATCGGAGTTTGAAACCAAATGACCGTTTGATTTCACATACCATCGAATGACGTTCTGCGTGGTGAAATAAAGGTCTGTAACGCCAACGGTGCCAATTTCAAGAGCTTGTGGGCTAACAGTTCCAGCCCCGCGCGATAAAATACCAATCACCGAATTGCTCGTCTGTGTTGCAAGTTCCAATCGGCTATAATTGCTCGCGTCAGTAAAATCGCTGTAGAGATAAAATTCCGTGTCGCCGGTGCCGTTTGCAATAGCCCACTTATTTAATCCGGTACTAGAGGACCAGAAGGCCGTATTTGCCGTGTCGTCCAAGTTCAGCGTCAAATCTTCGTTTGATCCATCGCCCCGCGCCTTCATCGTCAAAGCGCCGTCCCCATCGTCGTCCATCTCGAAACCAGCCGAGCCGCTTCCGAGGACAAATTTCCCATTTACGAGACGATATTCCGAAGCGGTCATCCCCGCCCTAGTTGCCTGAATAAAAACAGTCGAGGCGCTTACGGCATCATTGATTAGCTCGAAGTACCACGACTCGTCCGTTGCCCTCCATCGCCAGTGCTTGTAATCGACCGACGTATCGCTATCAGTGAACCAAATCTGTCCAGCCGTACCGCTGACGTGAAGCTCACCGCGCGGTTGAGTCACATCGCCAACGCCAAGGTAGGCATTTTTGATTAAGACTTCGTCGGTTGATTGGTCATCGAACTCAATTCGTCCAGCGGACGAGCCGAGACCGGTCCAGTTGTCGTCTGTCATCCAAAGATCGCCGCCGACATAGGTGTCTCCGGTCGGTGCATAGATCGCCCAATTCTCATCGCCGCCGGAAGCAGTAAAATAACCGCCATAGTTCTTGTTCGCGGTTCCAGCGCCACCAGTAAAATTCCCTGTTGAGTTAATTTGAAAGCCGATCTTTTCTAGTCCGTCGGTTGTCGTGTTCGTGGTTAAGTGTTGGACAATGAAACCATAATTTGAGGATGTTTGGGCGCCTGTGCCGCTGACATAAATGCCTGTGCTACCATTTCCTGACCAATCGAGGTTGATTCCTCGATCTCCGGCCACCGTAGAGTTGATGTCGATGTTGTAGACGGGAGAGCTTTCATTGAATCCGGTAGTGTTGGCAGACGCGTCGACAAAGATCGCGTGGGTGTTGGAATCGGATTCGACGCGCAAATCAACCGCCGTGCCGCCACCTTCGTTGATGACGACCGGGCCGCTGTCGTAATGGATGATGCCTGAGCCATTCCCAGAGAAAGTCTGTAACGTGTAATTTGAGGCAGAGGTCCCGGTGGATTCGAGGAGCATGACGGGAATCGTACTTGTCGTCGAAAGGGCATAAACGACGAGTCCGGTCGTCCCAAGGCCGTTCGTGACATACATCTGATTCGAGGTTGCGGCTGGATTGCCAAAGGACACCTGACCAGAGACTCCCAGGTCGTCGCCGATTACCGCGTCATCGGCGAGGTTCAGGTCGTAGCCGATAAACGATCCGAAGCGGAAACCATCGCGGCCGATATTGACGTTCCCATCGTCCAATCCGAGATTGCGAATAGGAACAATGTCTCCAGCATCGGGGAAAGCAAAACCTCCAAGGCCGGTCCCAACGCGTCCAAAATAACCACCGTAAGCCGTCGCGAGGCCCATTTCCATTGATCCTGGCAAACTGTTATTGGTGACGCGATAGCCGAATGTTCCTCCGACATTTCCTGTTAAATGAGCGCGGTTTGTCGAATAAGCGACAGTCGGATCAGTACCTGAGGAAAAGTCGTAAGTATGCGTGATTGAGGTTTGAGTGCCATCGCCGAAGGTGTCGGCCGCATCCATTTCTGTCGTATCGACCGCAAACGTGCCTGTTCCAGCGCCATTGGTGTAATCAACCATATAGCCTTCGGTGACAACGTCCTCGGCGCTTAGATCGGCATGAGCCGTAGAAACAAGATATTCAGCGTCGTTAACGCCCGCTCCCGAAATATCAACCACTCCGGTTGCGTCGACTTTGATCGGGACAATTGTCCCATTATTGTTTCCGTACAGAACGACGGAGGCTGCGTCTCTAGAGGATGATTCGTCTTTGGCAAGGCTTGGGGAAGCCAGTAAAAGGACCGATAATAGGATGGCAAGGATGCGCTTCATTAGTTCACCTGAACGACGCCGTCGGCGTCGACCTTAATCGCGACAAGCGTGGTGCCGTTATACCCATACCCGACAACGGATTCCGCGTCGGACGACTCCATTTCGGTTTTGGCCCATCCGACGTAGGTGCTTCCAATTAAAAAGCCTAAAACAAATCCGATAATGAACCTTCTCATTAGCTGTATGACCTTGTAGGATTGCCGCCGTCGCCAAATTTGGATTTAAGCCAGGCGTCATCTTGGACCTGTTGATGAGTTCCGGTCTGCGATTCCTCGGCCATAGCCGCCGGGAGCGAGACTTTTTGATACTTCTCTAAGAAGGCTTGCGCCTTCGTTCCAGAGTTCAAAATCATAAAGCAGATATCCGAGCAGAGCTTGTCCATAAAAGCGATGATCGCTTTCGGACGCCAAAGGCCGACTTCGGAGTGATCTACGGTGTAAAGCGTTCCCAGGCTAGCGGTATTCGAGATAATGTAATTTCCTTCCTCACGCCAAATAGCCTCAATGTCCGACACTTCCCAAACTCTTAAAGCACCAGAAGGACGGTCAAAAACATAAGATTCTTCATCATGAAGCCAAGCCATGACGGTGGCGCTTGTAGCGAGCGAGGACCGGGTCAGCGCGAAGGTCCAGCGGCACTCCGTAAGAAAGCCTTTTCTTGCGTTTTCAAAGACAGCGTTTAAAGCCCGAGCGTTCGGCGTGTCTTGGGTGAGGCTCGTAATTGGAGAGGCGCCGCATAATACAAGCGCGTGGTTACAAAGCCCGATGGTCGTATAGGTCGCCATAAATCCCCTTCTTTAAGAAAGAGCCGGACAAAAGGGCGCTCATAACGCCCCTTTGCCCGGCCATTTTTTTAGACGTAACGGACGCGCGTTTTAACGGTCCCGTTCGTCATCGTCCAGTTGTTGATCTGGAGCGTGATCGTGGTCTTGGTTCCCGTCGCTTCTTCTTGGAAAGCGCCGATCTTAAACGCATCGGGGCCACCAATCGTAACGACGTTGCCAAGAATACCACCGGTCGGAAGCGAGATCGTCGAGAGGGTCGCGTTATGCGTGATCGTGACGGGTGACATGATTGTCCCGAACGTCGCATCTTCGGACCAGCCCAACGACAACGTTCCGTTCGTCTGGGAAGTCGTGGTCGCAATCATCACATCGATTCCGACCAGCCTCCTACCCGCAGGCAGAATGGCAATATCAATCGTCGTCTTGGTAGGATTGCCAGCTACGAAAGAGTAGCTATCAAGCCATATCTTTTCGACGGATTTGATCTGGCCATCGGCGATGATGTTATCGCCCGAGCCGCCTGCGTTGAACTTCGTTGTATTCGCTCCAAAATATGCACTCGGCATTTTATTTCTCCTTTTCGCCTATAGCGTGTTATTCGCTAGTTACGTCGACCTGAACGACTCGGGCTTCCTCCAAACGGACGGCGCCGATATTCAGCTCGTAATAGACCTGCCAAGAATAAGACATGTCGGCACGTTCGTCGGTACGCACTAGCGGCTCGCTACCGAGCGCCAGGCAGAGGCCATAGCGCTGCATCGCAAAGCAGCTGGTGATAGTGCCCGAGGACGAGAGATTCGTCGAGACGATCCACTTGAAGCCCATCCAGGTATCAATTTCACCGCGGACAAGGGCTTTGACGGCCGCATAGTCCGAGGAGGTCGCCTGCGTGGTGTTCAAGAGGTGATCCATCGCGTGGGGGCTAACGACGAACACGCGATCTTCCATTTCCACGTCTTCGAGGTCGAGAACCCTCTTGACGCTGCGGACACGGGCGAAAGTGAGAGTCGCCGGCGTTCCGGTGGAAGTCCCGGTCGGGTTAACGTGAGCCGCGATAGCGGTCGTGCCGAGGGTGATCGTGGACGAACCCGTCTCGCCGTGATTAGCGGTCGCCAGAATCCTATTGGCGATAACCGTATCGATCTGACGGCCAAGAGCCTGCGCCGCGGCGATCGTATAGGCAGAGCGGGGATCGGAGATCATCCGAAGCTCGTCGCCACGGTCAAGCATACGATTGTCGTGGTAATCGACAAGCGTGCCCATGCGGCGTCCGAGATTCGGGTCGTTATTCGGGGTCTGGACGTTGCGTCCACCCTTTGTTGACATAGACCATTTCCCGATCTGATCCTGGAAGAAGGTCTTTGCCTTGACGTTCGGCTTCATATACACAATCGGCATCAGCTT